ATTGCAATCGATTTAATGGCCTCTTGTGCTTATTTATTTGAAGGAGACTATAGGCGAGCCTTGTATTGGGTCGCCGCGGCAACGCTGACGGCTTGTGTAACGTTTTAAATGCTGTTAAAATATTGATTATGAATAAAAAAACAGTAAAAAAGAAGGCTAAGAAAGAAAAAACAAGTTTGTCTAACTTGGGAAATCCGGCAAGGCGATTTGATTACAACGTGGTTCATCAAAATATTCAAGCCGCTTATATGGAACATTTTAGAGAGAAACGGCAGCTTGCTACTATTGCTCAACTTCAAGAAAGAACAGGTTACAGCAAAAACACAATCTGCGCACACCTAAAAGAAATAAACCTACCTAATTTTATGTCTATTTATAAAGCTTTGACACCGTCTGTAATGGAGGGTCTTGCAGCTAAAGCTAGGAGCGGTTCGGCTCCTGCTGCAAAGCTTTGGATGCAAATTGTTGAAGGCTTGGTTGATAAGACCGAAAGCGAAAACACCCATCATTTTGACTATGATGATATTAGCAAAGAAGATCAAAAACGAATCGGCTTGTCTATTTTAGAAGACTCAAAAATAGAACTAATAAAAAGCGATGAATGAAAATCAACTTAGACATAGCTTGCCGAAATTTCCTGATTCCTTACATTCTTCGAGTTTGGCCTCGGTATAAAGAAGCTAAGCACTTGATGCTTATTGCAAAACACCTGCAAGCAGTGGAACAAGGGAAAATCAAACGGCTCATCATTGCAATGCCACCTCGACACGGAAAGTCGCTCACACTTTCAGAATTTTTTCCAGCTTGGTACATGGGAAGAAATCCAACTCATCAAATAATCTTTTCAACTTATGGTCAGAAGCTTGCAAGTGGTTTCGGGCGTAAAGTTCGAAATCAAATGAACGACCCGATTTTTAGATACCTTTTCCCAAAGTGTCGAATTTCTCAAGACTCAAAATCAAAGAATGAATTTTCAACCACTGAAGGCGGAGTTTATATCGCGGTTGGTCGTGGCGGTTCTCTTACTGGTAAAGGGGCAAACTTAGCCATTCTGGACGATTTAATTAAAGACCAAGAAGAAGCTCAAAGCGAATCTGTAAGAGAAGGGCTTAAAGACTGGTATGAAGCAACACTTTCAACCCGTATGCAACCAGGCGGGGCTATTATAATCAATGCGACAAGGTGGCACGAAGACGATTTGACCGGATGGGTGATGAAACGGTTTAAAAATGAAGGATGGGTTAAGCTTATTTTGCCAGCCTTAGATGAAAATGAAAATGCCTTATGGCCTGAAATGTGGTCGGCTGAATCATTGATTAAAATTAGAGACACTAAAAGTGCGTATTGGTGGAGTGCTCTTTATCAGCAAAGCCCTACTCCTAAAGGCGGAAATATTTTCAAGCGTTCGTGGTTCAATTACTATTCTTTTTTACCTGTCGAAATTCAGCCTTATTTGATGTCTTGGGATCTTAGTTTTAAAGGCGGCCCGGACAATTCTTTTGTTGTTGGTCAGGTTTGGGCAAAGAAGGGTGCGGATAAATTTCTTGTTCACCAATTCAGAAAACAGATAGGATTTAACGAAACGGAAAGAGCAATTGCTGAAATGATGATTAAATATCCTTCAGCTAAAAGAATATTGATTGAAGACAAAGCAAACGGTTCTGCTATAATGGATTCACTCGGCAGAAAAATAAGTGGGCTTATTCCAGTCGACCCAAAAGGAGCTTCAAAGGAATCGAGATGGTTAGCTGCTGCAAATATTGTTGAGTCTGGTAATGTGTTTTTGCCAGATCCAGTTCAGAATCCTTGGGTTGAAGAATACTTGAACGAAATGACAATGGTGCCTAATTCTGCTTTTAACGATCAGGCCGACGCAACGGCGCAAGCATTGCTCGATATGGAACACGATACAAGGTCGGACTTGGAATCTTTTTTAAATATGTGATGGAGCGGGGAATAAAATGTCAAAAAAACAAAATAAGAATCAAAATCAAAAAAGAAATGACGCCGCTGTGATTTTAGCAAGACCTATCCCGGAAGGAATGACTCGAGCTGATAGTCCTCGTTATGACGGATGGATGAACGCTTTGACTAGCCTTGGAATGATGGGCCGCGATAAGAGAATGGCAGCTTTTGCCGAGCTAAATATCTTACCTAGAAGCCAAATCGATGCTCTTTATCAATCCGACGATATTGCCGCTCGAATTATCAATCGACCTTGCGAGGAAATGTTTCGCGAGGGGTGGGAGCTAAACATTGACGGCGTTTCAAGTATAGACACAAAGCCTTTTAGAATGCAGCTCGAAGCTTTAGAAGTGAACAAAAAGTTTGAGTGGGCTAAGAAAATGGCAGACGCTTACGGCGGCGCAGGCATTGTGCTTGGAATTGTTGACGGCCGAACACCGGATAAGCCAGTTGATTTAAACAATATTCAATCAATCGATTTTTTGACAGTTTTAGACAGATACGAACTTATTTCAGCTGGGATTTTGGATAGCGACGTAAGAAGTAAGAATTTTGGAAAGCCTTTAGCTTATCGTGTGTCTATCAATGGCAATCTTGAAGGGAAATCTTCTCCCGTGATTCATTACAGCAGAATCATAAGGCTTGAAGGTGTTGAGATGCCTAGACGTTTGGCTTCTTATTTTGATTATTGGGGAGACTCTCGTTACAGCAAGCTTTACAACGCATTGAGAAACTATCACTCGGCTAATGACTCAGCCGCGGCAATTATGCAGGATTTCACTCAAGTTATTTTGAAAATGAAAGAGCTAGGTTCAATAATTGCTTCGGGTGATGACACTCAGTTGATTAAAAGACTTCAGCTTGCAACTCAAACAAGCTCAATTTTAAATGCTTTGGTCATTCGAGACGACGAAGAAATTGAAAAGAAATCAACGAACGTGAACGGATTACCTCAGCTTTTAGATTCAATCGCAGGTCGTTTAGCAGCTGCAACAGACATTCCTCGAACAATTCTTTTCGGTGAACCTCCGGGCGGTGGGCTACATTCAAACGGAGAATCGCAAAAGAGAGATTTTTACGACTACATAAAAAACAGACAGGAAAGCGAACTCACAGCGCCTTTAGGAATCCTAATTGATTACATGATGAGAGCAAAAAAAGGCCCGTTCAAAGGCAAGGTTTACGAATTTGAAATTGAGTTCAATCCCTTGTGGCAACTTTCCGAAACCGATCAAATTAAGAATAAAAAGACTATCGCTGAAATCGATCAGATTTACATAAACGAACAAGTTTTAAGCCCTGATGAAGTTAGGTCTAGCAGATTTGAGGGCGGTCAATTTTCGTATGAAATCAAAGTTTCGGAGGGAATGGATTATGAAGTTGAATCAGATACTGAGGTTATTAGTAGCCGTAACCAAGCACAGCTTTCGAGCGATAAGGGAAAGAGTGCTGCCGAAAAATCCAACAACTCAATGGGTGAATAATGCTGGAGCGTCCAAAAGTTCAGGAACTGATAAAAGCGCAAGCGGCACACGCCGAACTACGCGGAAAAAAGTTTGCTGTAAAAAAGCCTAAGCGTCAGGTTTACCCTCTCAACCTAGAAAGAAAGTATTTGCGAGAACTGCTTCCGCTTATTGCTTACCTTGAAAGAATACGAAAAGAGATGATGCCAAAGCTTGAAGCTGTTTTAGCCAAAGCAAACTTTCTGAGACCTACTTCGGATTCGGTTGAGAAGCAGGACGCCTTTAGCGATGATCTTCGCTTTATCATTGATGCCGGGCTTGCTCAATTCATAGCTGAATACTCAGACGACGTCTTAAAAGTGATTGCTTTAAGGATTGCTCGTTCTATAAACGTTTTCAATGAAACACAATTCGATAAAACAATGGTTCAATCATTAGGGGTAAACCCGTTTGCTTCCGAGCCATGGCTTGCCCAAGAAATGGATGCTTTCGTTGCCGATAATGTGGCTTTGATTAAAACAATTCCTAGTCAATTCTTTGGCTCGATTCAAGGCATAGTTTCAGACGGTGCTCGTTCTGGTAAAAACATGCAAGATATCACCGCCGATCTTCAAAAGAGAACAGGCGTGGCTAAAAGTAGAGCAAAATTCATTGCTAGAGACCAGGTCTCTAAATTCAACGGCGATTTAAACCAGCTTAGGCAGAAAAATGTTGGGATCAATTCTTATATTTGGTCAACTTCGCTCGATGAAAGAGTAAGGCCATCACATGCAGCAAAAGAAGGCAAAAAATTCAGCTGGGACAATCCTCCGAACGACACAGGTCACCCCGGGGAAGACTACAACTGTCGATGCGTCGCTATCCCTGTCTTCCAAGGTTGATCAAAATCCACGCAAAATAAAACCATTCGTTTCGGTGAAGATCAATCGTCCTCAAAAAAAATACTAGTGAAAAAATATTTTTAAGATATACTTTTGGAATGAAAGTAAATCGTTTTGACTTAGGGGAGATTAAATCTCCTTCTGTTACCGCTCACGGGTATCTTAGGGCAGACTCTTTGGCGACGCGTGCTGGCGTCTTCACTTACATGATGAAGGACGGTTCAATTCGTCGAGAGCTCCGTCCGGTAGATGAGGTTTTTAAACAAGACTCTCTCGA